GACGTAATCCACTATGAGTTCTTGCCCTGGGTCCACAACATACAGGATGAGGACGCCACCGGCACTGACCCGGAAGGCTTTGTCACCACGGTGGTGGAAGCCGGGACTGGCACCTCCGAGGTGGACCAGTCCAATTCAATCGGCATACTGGCCCAAATCGTCACGGCGGCCAACGAGAATGACGGGCTCAACCTCCAGTTAATTGGCCCCCACTTTGAATTCACCAGCAACCAAAGCCTGGTTTACATGGGGTTTGAGGCCGACATTGACGACGTTGACACCAGCGACCTTCTCGTTGGGCTTGCCATTGAAGATACTACCCTACTGGGCGGCGTGGCTGATGCGGTTTACCTGGAGTCCCTGGACGGGGCTGCCACCACCTTTGGGGTGACGGAAAAGGACAGCACCGAAACTACCACGGCGGCGAGCATCGCCACAATCACCGACAATACGTTCCACTTCTACGAGTTTTACTTTGACGGCACCAGCGTATATTTCTTCATCGATGGGACGGCGGGCGGCACTATACACACGGCCAACATCCCAGACGACGTGGTGCTAACGCCCTCAGTGCATTTCCTGGCTGGTTCGGCTGCGGCAAGCACTTGTGACATCCGCCAGTGGCGGTGCATCCAGATCGGTAGGACTTAACCATGGCTGAGAAGGCAAAGGTTAAGGGCGACGCCGATGCGGTGTTCAAGTATCCGGGGTATGAGTTGTACGCCCCGGGGCATAACAGCATTCTACGCCCGGTGGCCGAGAACCGAATCACGTCCAAGCGGACGGACCAGGTGCGTATCTCTGCCGGGCGGACCAGTGCTGGCCAAAAGCATGTGGTGATTGAATTCCCGAAGGTGGGTTGGGTCTACGCCATCACCACGGTTTCGGAACTGCAACGGTTCCACGATAGTTTCGGGGCCATGCTGGACCAGCTAAGACGGCCAGGGTTGGAGACATTATGAGCGGCCCAAGTATCACCAGGGACCCGGACAACCGGCACACGGTAATCCTGGACCGGTGGCCAACCAAGGAAGAAAAAGCCCAGTTTGCCGAGGACGTGCGCCGGACACGCAGCGGCCTACCGGGGGGGCCGGATGGAGCGCAGTACGTCTGCCGCAAAGGATGTGGGGCAATCTATGATACCGCTGGCGGGCGGACGTATCACGAGAATAACGCGCCTATCCATCGGAAGGCAGAATAAATGGCCATCGTCCGCACAACAAGTAGCATTCACACTTTCGTTGGCTTGTCAACGGATACCAAAACCACTGCGGATGTCCCTGCTGGTTCACGTTTCTGGGAAACGGATACCGGCATATGGTTTCTTTTTAATGGGACCGCGTGGACCGCTGAAATCGCGTCTGTCCAAGGCGTCGTGGCTTCGGATGCCGTGGCAGACGGCAATCCGGTTGCCATTGGTGGAGTAGTGGATGATACCTCCCCCGCTGCCGCCGCAGAGGGTGATGCACGGGCAATACGTGTATCACCTGAAGGCGACCTGTTACTGGGTGGCAATGCCGAGGTTTCACTGTTGGGTAGTGCAGCCCGTACCGCAACGGTAAGTGCCGGTGACCAAACCAACCTGAACGCACGAGGCGTCATTATTACACTGGATGTGTCGGCGATTTCGGCAACACCGTCCATTACATTGGCCGTTGAACATAAGGACTCGGTCGCCGGTAAATATGAAAAGCTGTTAGATGGTGCGGCTGTAACAGCGGTAGGGACACACACTTATATCGTTTACCCTGGGGCTGATACGACAGCACGGGAAGATGTGGTGGAGGTCTCCGGCTGGCCTATTGGCCGTACCTGGCGAATTACAGTGACCCATGCGGATTCGGACTCCATAACCTATTCTGTGGCGGCTTCATACGTGCGTTAAAGGGTGAATGTTTAGAAGGCTTTGGCCTAAGGCGTGCCCCAGATGTAGGGGTGACCTTTGCCTAGAGCGGGATACCTGGGGCCAGTACGTCCGGTGTATCCAATGTGGCCACCAGTGGCCCCCACGGGCGGCACACATACCGGAGCCGCCGAAGCGTTCCGGTAAGACGGACAACTTGGCCTGCCTAAGAGCGCAATCTCAGGGCAGGCCAAACCAGTAAAAGGGCCGGGATGAATTCATACGCAAACCTAGCAGAATTTAAGGGCAGCCTCTTGGCGGGCGTGACTGTCACGACCCAGGACACCCGGCTCCGGGAACTCTTGGAAGGGGTGAGCCGGGTTGTGGACCAATACCTTGGCCGCCATATGTACAGCTTGACCGCCACCCGTTACTTCACTGGCAACGGGAAAAAGCGCCTTCCATTGCCATGGGACCTCATTACGGTGACCACCCTGAAAGAGGACACCACGGCCAACGCGACGTATGACAACACTTGGGGCACGGCAGATTATGTTCTTGGCCCCTATGATGTCGCCCCAACTGGCCGGGCCTACCTAGACAATACCCGGCCTTATTGGTTCCTTGAGGTGGATGAAAGGTCTACTGGTAGTGAGTCCCGGTTTGACACAGGGCAACGCCGCTTCGAATTGGTGGGGAAGTTCGGATACTCGGAAAGCAAGGTTGACAGCACCTCATTGGTTGATGATGCGGATGTCACGGCGACCGAGCTAACGGTCACAGTGGATGATGGTACGGACTTCGCTATAGGCCAAACCATCCTAATTGATTCCGAGCAGATGTATATCACCGGCATTTCCACCAATCTCTTGACGGTGGTGCGGGCAGTCAATGGGACCACCGGGGCCACCCACGCCAACGACGCCAGCATTGACATAATCGAATACCCCAACCCCATCAGGGAGGCGGTGATGCTGGAAGCCGGGCTGCTGCTGGAAACGCGGGGCTACCGGCGGCAACTGGGGAACTTTGAAACCGGGATTATCACGCCGTTTGGCCGGACCTTTAGTGCGGAAACGAAGATGAAGCTGGACCCCTACAAGCTGGTGAAGGTGTAATGGCGGGTGAGATAACCACAATCCGCGATGGCATTCAAACCCGGTTGGAAACAATCTCGGGGTTGCAGGTGATTGACCACGTTCCGGAAGGGGTTGCCTTCACCCCAAGCGTCAGCATCACCCTGGTGTCGATGACGCGGAACGAAACCTTCGAGGGGGCCAGTGTACCGGGGGATCGGACGTATCGTTGGACGATTACGGTGCGGCTGGCCGGGGCCATCCCTGAGGAAATGTGGCAATCGCTGGATGACTACTTGGCACCTACCGGGACCGATTCGATTCTCGCTGCTATCGACGGTGACGTAACCCTAGGCGGGGCCGTGGAATGGTCGGTTATGACGCCGGGGGAATCAATTGAAATCACGGACCGGGAGTCACGCCCGGATAGTTGGTTCTACGTGATGGAATTCCCGCTGGAGACGTACAAGTCAGGATGACGACTTCACGGGTTGAGCTAAAGGGCAGCTTCGAGCCGTTGGTTAAGGGCCTGAGCGACAAGACGGAACGGGGCATCCTACGCGGGGCACTACGGCGGACGGCACAACAAGTCATTGTCAAAGCGGCCAGAGCTAACTTGCAGGCCGTGGGCGGTAGTCGGTTCGCCCGAAACGTAACCGTTAAGACTACGGTGACTAACCAAGTGGCCAATGCGCGGGTTGGGGCCAAGAAGGGCACACCGCTGTCAAAGGTGGGGCACCTAATCGAAAGGGGCACACGCTCCCATACGGTGATGCCTAGGAAGGCCAAGGTCATGGTGGGCAAGGACGGCATCGTTTATGGCAAGCGGGCTCTCCACCCCGGCACCGGTGCTAAGCCTTGGCTGAACCCGGCATTGGAAGATCACCAGGCGGAAGCGGTGGCCCGGTTTGGTGATTTCGTGACCGAGGAAATAGATAAGGCCATAGCAAAGGGGAAGCGTTAAATGGTTGACGCAGCAGAACAAGCCAGGTTCATGGCCCGGATTCAGTCAATGTTGAGCGCCGTCCGGCATGGGGAGCGGCCCATCATCGACCTGGCCGTCATTATCAAACCGGAAGGGGTTGAGGAATGGACCATCACGACTGGGCCGAAAGCGGATGGCGTACCTGATTAGCATGGCCCCTGAGCGGGCACTGGCACTCAGTATCGCAAGGGAAATGGCCGGAGCCAGCATGGCCGAAATCCGGGTCCGGGTAAACAAGGAATGCCCAGGGCTGGACCGGCGGACGAAACGTTGGACGCTGTTGGAGTTTGAACGTGAACGAGGAAGTATACCTGGGGCCGTACATAGCCCGGCACAAGCTGTTGATACCCCAGGGGCCGGGGAAGGTGCCGAGTAGCGTGCGCATGTTCATCGGCGATGTGTTCACCTTTGACGGTGACGAGCCCATTGACATTAGGGGGCTATTGCGGAAACAAGCGATTCAGCCCTACACCAAACCCCTGGAAACCGTAGAGGTGTCCAATGCCTAGATTTCACGCAAAATCGGTGGCCCACTATGTCGATGAGTTTGACTTCAGCGGTGTGTCCAATAGCGCCGACCTGAACTTCTCAGAAGACCCTGGTGACGTTACGGCATACGCTGACACCGATTTCACTTATGTTGAAGGCAAAGGCAGCTACCGGTGGACCATCAACGGTATGTTTTCTACTAGTAACCCCAACTATGACGGCGAGATGTTCACCGACCTTACGGCCACGCAACGCCGCGTGGGTGTCTACCCTGGTGGTGCCACGGCGGGCAACTTCGGGTATGAGGGTAGGACCAACATCACGGCAGCCCCCAGGGTTTCGGAAAACGGCTCGGCTATCGCGTTGCACGTTGAATGGGTCGGGGATGAATCGGTGTCGCGTGGGGCACTGCTAATCATCAACACGTCAATTTCCAGCACCACCAGCGGGACGAAATTTCAGTTAGGTGCCTTGGCTTCAACTAAGACCCTTGTTGGTGTCCTGCGGATGCTGACTGCGCCAGGTGGGTCGGGCAACAACGACTGCGTTGTGACCATCGAAAGCGATGCGAATAGTTCGGCAGGCGGGGAGACAACGCGGCTAACCTTTACCACGCTAAACCAGGCGAGTACGGCCACCCATGAGGTCAAGGAAGCGGCGGGGGCCATCACTGATGCTTGGTTCCGGGTGGTGGTGACCATATCCGGGGCAGGCAGCCGGACGTTCGACTTGGTGGTCAGTGTCGGGGAACGGGATACGTAGGGGGTAGATATGGCCAGGGTCCACGGCAAAGACGTTAATTTCAGTTACAACGCGGTCAACCTTGAGGACGAACTCAATTCGGTCACGACAACGTTTGAGGTGGCCGAGGCGGACATCACAACGTTTGCGGATGCGTGGCAGAACTTTGTGGCAGGGAAACCAAACGTCGTGACAGAAATCGCGGGGTATCTGGACATGGCCGCCAGCCAGGGTGATGTGACGCTTTTTGAGGGCTTCGGGGCTGGGCCAAAAAGTACCGTGTTTGACCCCACGGGTAGCGGCCCAGGGACCAACGACCCTGAATATCAATGCACATCGTCGGGCCTGACGGGGGTGCTGGTAGCGGCCTACAACATATCCCTGCCAGTGGGCGGGGCGGCTACATACACGGCCACCCTGCAACATTCGGGCAGTACGACTAGGGCCACCTCGTAGAGGCCCCGCAATTGGCCTTAGGTGGCCGGGAAACGGCATGGATGGGGGTATGGAGTACCCGGATTTGGGCAAGCCGTGGCAGGGGCCTAATCAATAATGATTATAAAATACCGGTTTGGGGGAGCGGGCTAAGGGTTGGTTAGCTTTTATAGAACACCTCCAGGAAACGGCCTTAGGATGGCGTTAAAGGCCTATTGACATTTTGTAAAAGTGTGATTCCGGGTTTTTGGCACCAAAGTACCGGGTGCCAGGGTTGGGAAAAAGATGGTTGCAGACCGGGATTGGGACGGATTATTGGAGGCATTGCCGGGGACCGGGGCCATCCGGCTGACCCGGAACGAACTGCTCTTACTCGATTGGGTGCTATGTATGCAATCCGGTCTAATGATTTCTGTGGCCGAGGACATCGTTGGCGATTGGCACGAGTTTAGGATGCGGGTGTGGCGGGGCATCTTAGACCAGGCCCATTTGGCCGAGCCCGAAGGCATCATGTTCGAGATTGACGAAACTGACGCCATTGTTTTGTTGGTGGCACTACCGACGACCTTTAACTGGGGGGCCGAGGACTGCGGATTCTCCCTCAAAGCAAAGCTCGCCACCAGCTTAGACGGGAATTATACGGACCCAATCCTGGAACGGGAGGTACAGGAAAATGCCAGTGAAAACGCGACCGAGGCCGTTGGTGACCCCAAGGGTGAGGCCGGGGCCGCAACCGGAGACATCACCGGATAGCAAGCCGGGGTATTGGCCGGAAAGGGTCTGCCCGAATCAAACTGAGAAATTCGCTTGATGGGTAGGCTGGCCTTTCCCTATGCGCCGGGGGCGCACCCTGGCCGGGTGGAATACCCACTGGACCGCTACGACGCCCGGCAAGAGGTGCTGTACCAGGCGCTCAACACGGTGTATTACGCATGGGTGCATGGGTTGCTGGATACCTTGCACCCTACCCCTGGGCTGGTAGTGGATGTGGAGGCCTACACCGCATGGCAGGACAAGGCCATAGCGGCCTGGCAACAGGAAAATAACAGCCGGGGCAAGAACGTAACCAGGGGGATTGTCAAAGGGGATTTCCCAGAACACGCCTGGCGCTGGCTATATGAAGCGGTGTTAGCCGCACCACCCAAGCTGCCCATTGGGGCACCCATCAGTATGGGCGATTATGACTAACCAGGAGGTAACACTATGGCGAGAGTCCATGGCAAGGACGTAGATTTTTCTTTCGACTCGGTGGCGTTGGAAGATGAGTTAAACTCAGCCACCCTGAATTTTGAAGTCCCAGAGGCGGACATCACCTCATTTGCGGATGCCTGGCAAAACTTCGTGGCGGGCAAGCCCACCCTCACGATTGATGCCCAAGGGTTCTGGGACCCTGCCTCGGGGCAGGGTGACGCAACTATCTTTGGTGAACTTGGCCTGGAGGCTGAGGAATACGATGTGGAACCAGATGGGGCTACTGGTTACAACGGGTATGGTATTGTAACCTCGTATTCCATCAACGCCCCGGTCAACGGCCCGGTGACCTACTCGTTGTCGTTGCGGCACAACGGCGGCTCGGCGGCCATTGACGGGGCTGCCCCCACTAGGGCTTAAATAGCCATTGGCGGCAACGCCTTTGGGCGGCGTCGTGGGGAGGGTTTCGTACTGGTGCCCTCCCTATCAAAACCAGTACAGGGGGAATGAGTATGACTTCCAGCAAGAAGGAACAAACACCATCTGAGAATGGGGCGAAGAAATGGAAGATACCGCCGGATAGGGTCAAGTCTGATGACTGCGCCATTAACGTGGGCCGGGTGATTGAGGATGGTGAGATAACCGACGCCGGGACGCC